GTCTTACCAATCCTGCTAGTGGTGAGTTTAATCTTACAAGGGCTTCTTCATTCCACGCCTCAGCACCTTTTGCAGTGCGTAACGGAGAGTGTATACCCATAGCATTAAATGTCTCCCCTAGTTGTTTAGTGCTACTAATATTAAACTCATGCCCCACTAATTCATATATTCTATTCTTTAAAACATCTATTCTAGTCAGTGTCTTATCGTAAGCCTGTTTAGCGTACTTGTTATCTATAACTACGCCACGTCTTTCCATCATGTAAAGAGTTTTAGTAAGTTTTGTTTGGAAGTTAAAAAGCTCTAGTTGATTACTAGTAACTATTTTCCTTAACCTATCTTTATAAAGTTTACGTGTCCACTTAACATCATCTATACAATATGGTCCTAAAACAGATGGGGGTGCTAAAGAAAAGTCTCTAAACCATTTGTTTTTCTTTAAAACTTTTTTAGTTTCTAAATCATACGCCCCAGCTTTTTCTCCGTAAGTTCTTATCAAAGTATCTGTTAAACTAAGCCTGTTCATTGTAGTGGGCTCAGTCATTCTTACCATAACAAGAACATCTAATAACTTCATTGCATCTATATTTATACCTTCATTGTGTAAAAATTTAGCATCAAACTTTACATTATATCCTACAACTGTTTCACAAGTGTTATTAATAAACTCAACTAATTGTTTTAATTGATCTTGTGATAAATTAGGCTCGTCTGATTGATGCCTAAAAGGAAAGTAATATGCATGGTCACTATCAATATCGGCTAAACCTATACCACATATCTGATGCATATCATAAGGATTAAAGCCATTTGTCTCTACGTCCATTATCCACATAGGGGTCTTAGGTAAAGAATTTATAGTATCTGTAAATGTATCTGGTGTTACTATCATGGGTAAATTATGTAAACTCTCCGACAGTGTATCTACCGGAGAGTCCACGTTTATGGAGGTTGTTACCTTAGAATAAAGAGTCGTCATCGTCATCAACGCTCACGGCATCTGATGGTACATTATCAGAAGATGTTGTATCAACAGCACCATATCTCTGACTTAAATACTCTTTAATCGGGGTTAAATTCTTTAACTCTGCTTGTTTATCTTCAGGTAACTGCAGAGCTCCTGATGTAGAAGTAATTGTATAAGTGGTGTCTAAACTAGAACCTCTTCTTCGTACTCTCATCACGTTCTTATCTAATGAACCATTGTCTTCGTATATATCTACAAACTGATTCCAATTACTATTCTGTGCTCCAAAAGATAGAGTCAAAACTTTAAAATCATTCACTGTTTCTTTATACATTTTTGATCCTGATGGGCTAGTAATTTCTTCCCATGAATCAACTCTCTGTTCTGTATGTAATATTTCAGTTACATATCCCCAGAGTGCAAATTTGTGTCTTGGAGATTTTTTTCTCCCATCTTCATAAACCATTGCATCACTTGGTACAGTGCTGACAGGTTCGCCGTTTTCTACTAGTACACTTGTCCAACCTTTGTCAATCCCCTGTTGAAATTCATATACATAAAATTCCTCCATATGTATATCGCCTTCTTCACCTGTGGCTATGGATTTCATAAAAACCTGATCTCCATCTTTCAACCAAACTTCTTTAGCATTAGCCTCAGAAGATTGAGACGACCTATTTTCTTTACTAGTTATATTATTTTGTATCATACTGATTCCTGACATGTGTCCTCCTTTACCAGTATTTTTTATTATTAATTACATTTTTAAGTATATCATAAGATTTGATATCTTGAACATCTTTATATTCTTTAGGTATATTTATGTACGAAACTTTAATTTTATTACCTAATAATTTCAAAGCTCTTTCTTTCCCTATTTGCCCCGCGTCATCATTGTCTAAACATAATATAATTTCTTTAGTGGGTAATGTCAATAGTAAATCTCGTTGTTTAATAGACATACTCATTCCAAGTAATGCTACAGAGGGGAATCCTAATTGATCTAACCACATGGTATCTAACGTACCCTCAGTTACACATACTGCATCACAAGATTTAATATAACTTTGACCAAACAATACATGTGATTTTTTTAATCCTTTAGAATATAAATACTTAGGAATCATTTTTTCTTGTCGAGTAATCCATCCAACCGTTCTAAAGTCTTTATCCTTAATCGGTATTACTAAACCATTAGATGGGGTTATACCACATCCCCACTTACGCATAGTAGTCTTATTAAAACCCCTATCAAATATCCATCTTGGAACGCTAGCAAGTTTGTAAGGTATGGTTACTTCAGGTAAAATTACATCTTCAGGTATAAGTGGAGTTATATTAAATATATTACTTTTAACTATATTTTTATAATCAGTAAGATATAAATTAACTTTACTAAAATCCCAATCCATATACTGCTGTATAAAAGTTTTTAAACTACCTTGCCCACACCCAGCAAAACAAATCCATAAACCTTTTTCTGTATTTATAGAACATGATTCAGAAGTATCATCATGAAAAGGGCACAATATAGATATTTCGTCACTGCCTACGGGCACATCTATACCTAAATTAAGTAGTGCTTGTGTCCAATCTACCATACTATTTACGCTGTGACGAGTATATCCTGTAGATATAACCATTGGACTCCTTCCAAAAGCCATCGGGAAATGTCATACCACACTGAAAACAATAGGGGTCATTTTTAACCAATCCTAATACTTGTTTTTGTAATAAAGAATAATGATCGACTATAGTTTTACCTACTCTTAGTGTACCATTAGCTGAACATTTACCGCATTTTAAATTAACTAAACGTGTCATGATTTTCCTCTATTCTACCTTTATCTACATCCCAAAGAAATTCAGTGGTTGAAGCACCTAAGTCTCCATCTCTATATTTTTGAAACATAATTTCTCTTAGTTGTGGTTCATCTTCAACCATACACATTGAAATAGCTACATCTGAAGCTCTAATCAAAGCATCTCCAAAAGCTACTTGCCCCGCAGTTGGCTGATTATACATGTTAGCTGCGTCTCTAGTGGCTTGGGTTGATGCAATAACTGTAGTATTTGTAGACAATGCCATAGTTTTTAATCCATAAAACAATGAATGTGATTGTTCCCACGCTGCTTTATTCTTATCTGATGTAGAAATCAAGTATACCCCATCAATTATAAGTACATCGGGACTATACTTACGCACTAAATTAGTAATACTAGGGAGTGATATGCTATCCTCTCCACTAATATGGTCGCATACTAGTAGGTTTTTATAGTTTACTTCTTCTAAAAAGCGTTTATATTCGCCTTCATCTATCTCTTTACCGTTTCTAAGAGCACTATGAGACAAATTGTAGCCTAATGAGTGCCCTAATAGCACATCCATACGCAAAGCTATAGATGATGTAGGCATTTCTGTAGATACTAGTAGTGTTTTGTGCCCACTACGCACCGCATCGGAGGCTAGTTTACAACACAACCACGTTTTACCTACGGTTGGTCTAGCATAAGCGGTAATTAAATCTCCGGGTTGCCAACCAACTCCTGATGCATTAACTAAATGAAACGGAGTCCGTATACCTATCAAACCATCTCCCATTTTTCTAATGGAACTTCTACGTTGCCACTCTTCATATCTATCTAAACCGCCATTATCATATTGATTAACATCTTCATCATGCAATATCTCTACATCATTTAGATCATCCATAATCATTCCTAATGCTTTTTTAGGATTGTCCTCTAACATCATTTGATTAGAATTAAAAGCATTAACAATATTTCTAAACATAACCTGTTTACTAAATTCATTCAATGCATAGTTAAAATTAACTGATTGTGAGTCAGGCTTAAGCGTATCAAACTTCTCTAATAAAATTTCAGGCGTTGGAAATTCTGTATATTCATCAATATATTCTTGAATGAACTTATAAGTTTCTCCATGTTCTGCAAAATCCTTTGGAGAATGGGTAAAATTCTTGAAGTTACCTGAATCACATAGACTAAAGATAACCGCAGACTCTATAAAATTAAAATTTTCCAATACTATTTCTCTTCGTTAAGTTTATTTCTAAGTGACTTTTTTACTTTGTATATGGAATAGTTTACCACAGTTTCTTCGCCATTGATTACTTTTTTATTAGAAATACTTTTTAACTTGGTTTCAATATCTTTCATAGTGTGATTTTTAAACTTATCAGTTAGGAATTGTTTTTCACCCGCATCTAAATTTAATGACTCTAAGTAATCAATAAAATCTACTTCATCTAAGTTTTCATCTAATTGTTTTACGAAGTCGCTAAGTTTATATGAATTTTCATTATCTGAATCTGTTTGCATATCTAGACTATAACTTTGAATTTTTTTACTTGCTTGTACCCATAAAGTTTTAAGCCTATTAGCCATTGCAGTATGTAAATAGGTATGGAAAATAGCATTTCTATTAGGTTTATATAATTTAGCAGCTTTAATAACTATTAGTCTTAATTCTTGAGCTAAATCATCTCTATCAAACCCTTGTATATAAATGTTGGATACCATTTTGTTGATTTTCGGTTCCCATTTCAGGATTAAATCGTTGTCTATTTCCATTTGTTTTTTGCTTTCTGTATGTTTGATAGCACGATTGAGTGCAATAAACATTTTTTAATTTTAATTTATACCCTTGCATAACTCTTTTCCTACTTCTATAGAAGGGTACTTTACAAAAAGAGCATGTTAATCTTATTCGATTCCATCTAAATCTGCATTCACCATCATGTAGTCCATAACGATCAGTGGTTATCTCTCTACATACTTTACAGTATACCACACGTTTAGGTTTAGGAGGGTTAGTTTCCAAGTTATTTTTTAATAAAACTTCTCTTGCATATTGTCTAGTTACGCCAACTTGTTTTGCTATTTTTGCAGTAGGCATAAAACGATTGTTTTGACGTAATCTAACAATTTTATTTTTAGCCTTCATCTTCTAGTGCTTTAACTTTAGCTGAAAGTTCTTGAATAGCTTTAATTAAAATAGCTACAAACTCTGTGTATCTAGCTCCATATAAATCCTCATCATCTGTACCTGCCCTATGAAGTCCTCCAAAATCGTTTACACTAGTAATACCGTAATTTTTTAATACTTCCATTACTTCTTGAGCTATTATTCCATAGTGTTTTTGATTAAACTTTTTTCTACCCCCTAAAGTGGTTTCAATATTAGAGTTATCTTTTTTCCACTCATATACAACGGGTCTTAAATCATTTATAAAATCTAAACCTAAAGGTATATTAGCAATGTTTTTCTTTGATCTTTCATCTGAAGTGCTTATAGTGCTATTTGTTGCAAAAATATCCTGCCATCTTCTACCATCAACTCCTAAATCAAAAGTATCATTTGCTGTAGGTATCCAACTAAAAGCTACATCACCTTTTAATTGTCTTCCTCCGATTGCCCCCATAAAAGAACTCATACCGGTAGTTTCAGCAGTAGATTGATCTGATTGTTTACTTGCACCAGTTTGTATCCATGGGAGTATTGTTGGAAAAGTGCCGTGTGGTCCAGCCGCTACAGTCGCAATTCGTAATCTACGTTGAGCAAAAGGTGTTGGATTAGAAAAAGTTTGTCCTCTTCCATCAGTAGCATTAGATATTTCAAAGTTAGCTTCTGTATCTGTACAAAGTTCATTTTCACTAATATTAGGATCAAAAAATACTACGTATCTAGTATCAGCTAAACCTGTAGAACCCGTATCAGTAGTTGCCATTGTAGTATTTAATCCAAAGTTACTGTCACTAGTAGCTCCAGCATTAATAGAATAAGATCTACCCCCTACATATAAATAACCCGCAGTCCATTGTACATCAGTGGCAGTTTCAGAACCGCCTTCTTGACCCCCTTTAAATATACCTGTAAAGTGTGCAGGTTCTAAAAGCCCAAATCCTAATTGGCTATCTTCGTAATCATCGTCTCCTTGATCATCTAAATCTTTTGTAAAATCTGGTCTTTCAAAAGCTATGACATCTTGTCCAGTACCTTGACGTTGACCTACGGTTTCTATATCTGTATACGAACTACCTCCAGATTCATAATAACTTATTGATGTCACCATAGCATTACCACCAGTGGTTGCTGTAATACCGTGATAAGTTGATCTAACTTTTACTATGTGTCCCGTTCTTAATGGTACATGTAATCTATAGTAATCACCATTAGACACAGTACCAGAATTTAACATAAATGTAAGTTGAGCTGCAGAATTAGATGCTGTAACTTTAGATAGATACCCAAAAGTATCAACATCTCCATGTTGTCCTGTTAATTTTCCAATAGAGTGACCAGCTCTTAATCCTAATTGTGTAAAAGCAACTCCCAAATCAATACCATCACTTGTGGTGATTGTAGCTCCCATAGCATTATCATATAATTCAGTTACTGTTTTTGAACCATCAGCTGTAGTAGCGATTGTATCTCCTGAACTACCTGTATCAATAACATTTTCCCAAGTAGTGCATGGGTAACTATTACTAATTTGAAATCTACCTCTTACTTTAGGTATTTGTTTTTGAGAGAATCTAGCTGCAACAGCTTCACGAATATTATTAAAATTTTCTTCTACTCCAAAATCCATAGTAACCATAACTTTTTGCTCTAATACTTGTTGAGGTCTAAAAACATCTACTCCTTCTGGATCAGTTGTATTTGTTAAAGTAAAAAAATCTCCCTCAGAAAACTTATTTAAATATAAATTTTCTCCTGCAACCACTTGTCTTGCGGCTGTTACAGTGCTAGTACCACTTAATAAAGCAAACCCAGTTGAAGAGCCTCCCGTACTACTATTACTAGCAAATTGTAAATATCCAATTAAATTATCATCTTCATCTACAACTCTAGGGCTCCAATTTGTAGGACTAGTTGAATTTAAATTTAGATCGTGTACTCCGTCAGTTCCATCTGTATCATCAGCATCAGCAACTATTTTTTTACCTCCAGTTGCTCCACTAGCCCCATCAAAAGCGTGGGATAAAAATTGTCCTCCGCTTGATCTAGTTACCCCTTCATAATTAAAAAGTTCAAATTCTAAATTACGAATTTTACCTGTATGAGCATCCGTCCAACGAGCATTGATAACATTAACTTTATCTATATCTAAATTATCAAAGGAAGCCCCTGATTTCATTAATCTAGTACTACCGTTTTCAACTACAGGATCTGATTCAAAATAATATTGAAAAGTTAAATTTCCTGTAGATGGGGTAGTAGTTTCTGCTATACCCGGTGCAAAACCAGATTTAGTATAGGTTAACATTTTTGGTGGATTATGTGCTGTAGAAACACTAGTAAAGTTATCATTTATATTAAGTTGGTATCCATATTTATGAGTAGATAATTGATCACTTAATGCTAATCTTGAAATAGCTTTTAAAAGATAATTATTAGAACCCGCAAAACTAATTTTTGTTCCTCTACTGTTTACATTTCTAGCAAATCTAGAAGCTTCAAAAACTGCTTCAGTACCACTTACTCCCGGAGTTGTTGTTACATTGTGTTCTTTTACCGCCGCAGAGCCACTTCCTGCTGGGGTAATACCAGAAAATTGAAATCGTCTAACTAATAATTCAATAACACTTGAAATGTTAGCATCTGCTACGTCAGCAAATGAGGTCGCTAATGATTTATTTATATTTTTTATTTCTACTACAGCATCTTCACCAACAGTTTTAATTCTACCCATTTCATAAAATGCATCTGCCGCAGTAATTTGAAGTGTATTACCCTCTTCTAAAGCATGTTGTTTTGTAACTCTAATAATTTTACCTGAAAATAAAATAGAATAATTTACTCCGTGCACTACTTTTAATGGGGTGCTTTCTTTTAATACTCCATCTAATATACCCACAGTAAATTTAGTAGTAGTTGCAAAGTTAGACAGTGTTAGTTGTAATGTTCTAGGTTTATACATATTTTCTTCAATAGTAAAACTTTGAGCTAAACTGTTACCATC